CCAAAATCAGAAACCTAAAATTCGTCATTCCCGCGCAGGCGGAATCCAGTGCGTTGAGTTTCAGCTATTTAGAATAAATTTTGAAACTCTAATCCCGTCATTCCCACGAAAGTGGAATCCAGAATCTCTAAAGCTTCAGCTAACCTTTGAATATTACTGTTGTTCTAAGGTCTAGATTCCCGCCTTATATGATGCGCTCTATCAAAGGGGCGCATTACTTTTCTTAACATTCCCCTTTGACAGCCAAGTGAAAGGGGCTTTTTTATGTCAGTAGCAAATGTAATATTTTCTTGTTCCTATTGGAGAATATTTAAAAAATCAGATTATTGCGTTTTATGTTTCTATCAGTTCAGGCATGGTGAACCGCATAAACTCGCTGAACAAGAAAATTTTTCAAAGCTTTATCAGGCGTTCGATTATATAGATTCGGTTGGCTCGAATTTTCCGGTAATTATCACAACAGACGGTTGTGGTCTTTCTTCTTGATCTTTAACAGTTTGTCAGGATTGGGCTTTCGGTCGTTGACCGTTGGACGCGCTTTAGCGCGGCAGACGGGAAACGGCTGAAAGCCCCCCCCCCCTGACTAACAGGGGGGGAGCGAAATAAAACAAATCCCTAAAGGTACTGAACAAAATGAGTGAAGCAGAATATTTTTCCCATTTCATATCTAACGGCAATGGGAAGTTATTAGAAATTCCGCAACGTAGGGGCAGGCAGGACGGCGTTTTTATAGATTGGTTGTCATTCACACTGCACGAAGATTCCTTGCTGAAAGTTTCCGGATGCCCCTTAGTTTCCGATGCCGAATATATGTTTGTTTTAAGCAAAAAATTGGAGGAAATATTAGGGTTTGGCATCACGAGCAGATGCAAATCGAAGGGCAATAAATTTTACGATTCGATGTTTAGGTTGGGATCGGAAGAAGTTGACTACGGCGAAGTCCATTACGGAGGTCAGCGAAATACGGTTTTAATCGAATTGAAAGGTGTAGGTTGCAACATTGCAAATCCAGGTTGGGAATTGAGGCTTAAGCAGTTTTTGGAAGATTCATTGAGGCCGAGGATAACGCGGGTAGATTTGGCACTTGATTTTTTTGATGGGGAGTACACGCCGGAACAGGCACTTTTGGATCACGATAACGGTTTTTTCGATAACAGTAACATGAGGCCGAAATCTGAAATGGTTGGAACGGCTTGGCGGAGAGAGGACGGGAGCGGCAAGACATTTTATGTAGGTCGCAAGAAAAATTCTCGTTTTGTGCGTGTTTATGAGAAAGGCAGGCAGCTAGGCGATAAAGAAAGCAAGTGGGTAAGGTTCGAAATTCAGTTTAATCATGGAGATATGGAAATACCTTTGGATATTCTGATAAATCAAGGTTCTTACTTTTCAGGCGCTTTCCCGATTTGTCAGAAATTTAAAAATATGCCGAATCCGGAAAGGTTCGATTACCGTAAAAAAGTGGCTAATTTAACTTTTCAGCATAAATTGAGATACGCAAAAAACGCGGTCGGCAAACTGATTAATTTCATGTTTGATATGGGTTTTGATAGTGATGAAATTGTCAGATATCTGAAGGCAGATTTGGGGTATCCCAAAGGGCTAGAACCTGAAAAATATTCGTTGGCCGGATTGAAGGAATCTTTGAAATTCGGCTTTATCCACGAACAACCGGATGTAGATTTAGAGGTTGAATTGGAAGAACTCGGAATTATCAAATTTAAGCAATCAGATAAATTCGATCCGGATAAAAGGCTTTTCGATCCACATCACGATGTAGAAAGTGAGAGGCAATATCAGCTTTATCTCGACAGAATGTATGATCTTCATGCAAATCAAAATTAACCTAAAAAGGAAAAATTAATATGTTTAATCAAACTCAAACTGTAACTTATCCCGCAACTTTTTTAGGAGCTAAAAAATTCAAAGGCGAAATTGATGGCTCTAATATCGACACTTGTTCCGTATTGGTTGCAACACCTTTGCCGGCACAGTCGGGAAATGCTGTTGGATTCACGGCAGCACAAATGAAGTTCGGGGACAGTAAGAATTTCTCAAAATTAGAGAATCTCAAATACCCGTGCGAAGTTATGGTAACGGTTGAAATGACTTCGACAGGTAAGGGCATGGTTCCTTCATTAATTGATTTTCAGGTGGCAGAAAAGCCGAAAGGTTGATTTATGAAATTTGAAGAACGTTTCATAGTTCAAGACTTGGAAACGCATGACTTTATTTATCCCGATCCTTTCGGTGATGTGGGGTTTACTCAAAATATTAAATCAGCAGGTCAATTTGAAAGCTACGAAGATGCGTTGAATTCAGGCATAAATGAAATAGGCGGAGGATTCCAGATATTTCAGTTCTTCGTAAAATCGGAATAAAAGAAAAACAGGCTCGGCGGGCGGTCTGTCAACCTTTCACAAAGCCCGCAAAAAGGATTAAAAATGAATAAAGCAACTTTAATTATCGGATTTTTTTGTTTGCCTCATTCTTTTCATTTTCTCAATTCTCTATTTCATAAATTAAAAACAAAATTCGGGAGCAGGCTTCGCCCGGATTTAAACCTAAGAAGCCGTATTACTTTAAATATCAAAAAAGGAAAAAAAACGATGAACATCGTTAAAAAAATACGCTGTAAAAGCAGCCTTGGCAGCCGGTATCTTCACACCGGCCATTGTTATGGCAGATACCTTTGATGCATCCGCGATTGGTACGCAAGTAGCGAATGTAATCATGGGTTTCGTGTCAATGGTTTCCGCCGTGGGTATGGCGGCCATTACCGTGATTCTTGCAATCCAAGGCTTCAAAATGGCTTGGAGCATGATTAAATCTGTCAGATAAACAGAGTGAAGAAAAAGGGGCGTATAAATGGGCTATCGTGTCGGCATAAATTGTTTTGATACAAGATTGCAGGCAGACGACTATTTATTGTCGTCCCTTCCTCCTACTGTTACCCAGGACGGAAAAATCATCAGGCCGGAAAGGGTGGGCGAAAAATGGGTCTTGAACGGAAAGCCGGTAATGTTGTCCTATCCGAAATGTTCCAATTTTGAGCAGATCAAACAGGGTTCTTATGTCGGTTCGACGGTTTTAATTCTGTTCGTAGTCATTTACGGCTTCAGGCTTTTGATTAATTTTTTAAAAGACATAGGCAAGGTTGGTACTGATTGATGGTTATTGATTTTTGGTTTCTTCTAGGTTTCTTCTTGGCTTTGTCTGTTGCTTGGCTGTTTTGGTAACGGTTGGTAGAATCGGATTTTTAGAGTGATTTTAAGAGGTCCGAATTATGTTTATTTCTGAATATCATTTAGTTAAATTTCAAACTGATTCACATATTTATAGAGATTTACCACAAGCGTTAATTTATTATAGGGAATTGATTAGAAAAGGGGTTTTTAAATCTTCGTTTTCATTTGATATTTTTAGAAATTTCTTTCATCGTTATGATAGAGATTTTATAGAAATTCAATTCCCTGATTCTTCTACATTATTAATTAAATTAGATGAAGCAAAATGTTATGTTTCTTATCCTAGGGCGAAATTTTTTAAAGATTATCCTATGCTTTAGTTTTTTTGTACCTAAATTTGCATTGGCATCAGTAAATGTTCCGGGTAAATTTGATAGGGTTGAAGTTTATGATGATGGCAGATATTTAGGTATTCGAGGTTCAGATGACAAAAGAAGAAGAATTTGGAAAGGTGTATTTGATAGAGAATCGGGAAGATATTTAACTTCAGAAGCTCAAGATTTAAAAGTTAGGCATGTATCTACTGGAGCATCAAGTACGGGTAAAGTTAGTTCGGTTGTATCTTCATCAGTTTCCCGCGCCGGCGTATTGGCGGGGGTCGGCAAACTCGTCCGCTTAGGCGCGAAATTCAGCACAAGGGCAGTCCCTTATGTAGGGACAGCCCTTTTAGCCCACGACGTATACGAAACTTTCAAAGAAGACATACAGGCACGAGGCTACCAATACGACACCGAAACCGACAAATTTGTAAAAGGCTACGAATATAGTAATTGCCTTTGGTACGAAGACGAAAGACGTATTAATAGAACCTATGGCTGCTACGGCGTTGACAGTTCCATTATGCGCCTTATGTCCGATTACAGCAGATTCCCCGAAGTCAAAGAATTGATGGAAAGCCAAATGGAAAGGCTTGCCCGTCCGTATTGGGAAAAGTTAAGGAATCGTCCTGATATGTATTATTTTAAAAACTACAATTTTAAACGTTGTTATTTCGGATTGAACGGCGGAGATTGTTTAGTTGCTAAAGGTGATGATGGTAGAACTTTTATCAGTTTCTCACTTCAAGGAAATTCAAAATACAAAGAAGAAATGGATGCCAAAAAGCTGGAAGAGATTTTATCGTTGAAAGTCGATGCCAATCCCGACAAATACATAAAGGCAACCGGATATCCCGGTTATTCCGAAAAAGTAGAAGTCGCACCCGGAACAAAAGTGAATATGGGACCCGTCACGGACAGGAACGGGAATCCCGTTCAGGTTGTCGCAACATTCGGCAGGGATTCGCAAGGCAACACCACAGTGGATGTTCAAGTAATTCCGCGTCCCGACTTAACCCCCGGAAGCGCGGAAGCGCCGAACGCACAGCCGCTGCCCGAAGTATCGCCCGCTGAAAACCCCGCAAACAACCCGGCCCCCAATGAGAACCCCGGCACGCGTCCCAATCCCGAACCCGACCCCGATTTGAATCCCGATGCAAATCCCGATACGGACGGACAGCCCGGAACAAGCCCCGATTCCCCGGCCGTTCCGGACCGCCCAAACGGCAGGGACGGCAAAGATGGCGGGCTTTTGTGCAAATTCTTCCCCGACATTCTAGCTTGCGACAGGCTGCCCGAGCCCAATCCGGCAGAAGATTTAAATCTGCCGTCTGAAACCGTCAATGTAGAGTTTAAGAAATCCGGAATCTTTCAAGATTCCGCACAGTGTCCCGCCCCCGTTACGTTCACTATAACCGTGCTTGATTCAAGCAAGCAGTTCGCGTTCAGCTTTGAGAACGCATGTACCATAGCCGAACGGCTAAGGTACATGCTTCTCGCCCTTGCTTGGGCGGTTGCCGCCTTTTTTTGTATCCGCACAGTACTCCGTGAAGTCGTAGCAGCGCAGCA